TCTGCTAATGTAAATGGCATTGTAGTTTCTCCTGCCTCCGCCTCTCTATCTGTAAACTCAACGAATGCTTCTGCCAGTGCTGGGTTAGACTTCATCTGCTCAGCAATTTGTGCAACCTCTGAAGGCTTAATGCCAAGGTCTTCTGCAACCTCAGCCTTTGCTTCTTGAGTCAAGGCTCTAAGTGTTTGGCTAACTGCTGTTACTTGTTCAGGGGAAAGAGTAACCAACTTATTATCACTGCTTGTAAGGTTAGCAATAACATTAGATAAATCTTCTTCTGTTCCCGTTCCTTTTTCAGGAACAAGTGCTGCTAAGACTTCATCAGTAATTTCTACATCTGGTTCATTCCAAGGGTTCTCTTCTGGCTTTGGATCTGGTCCAGGTTCTGGAGATGGTTCAGGAGCAGGCTCTTCAGTTGGTTCTGGGGTAGGTTCAGGAGTTGGTGGTTCCTCTGGGGTAGGTTCAGGTGTAGGCTCCTCTGTAGGGTCCACCGTAGGCTCTGGAGAAGGCTCTGGTGTGGGAGGCTCTTCTGGTGTTGGTTCAGGGCTTGGTTCTGGTGTAGGAGGCTCTTCTGGTGTTGGCTCTGGACTTGGCTCAGGAGTAGGTGGCTCTTCAGCAGTTGGTTCAGGGCTTGGTTCTGGGGTAGGCTGATTGGCTGCAGCGTTGGCTGCTGCCTGTGCAATGGCAGATTGAATTTCTCTTTGTGATTGTTCATCATAGTAACGCCATGCGTTATCAATGGCACTATTAACACTACTGATTGCTTGATTGTATGCGCTGATAGCATTATTTTTATTTTGCAATGCCGTTGCAACATTTAAAACTGAGTTGTTATATTCATTTGTTTTATTAGTTAGTGTTTGATTGTAACCATTTAATGTTGAAACTGCTTGATTATAAACATTTAGTTTGTCATTATATACATCTTGTGCTGAGTTCTTTGCAGCAAGTGCGTTGTTGTAGGCGTTTGTTTGTTCTTGGGTTGCTCCAGATCCATGAGAAAATGTATTAAGATTGCAACTAAAGTCTTGTCCCCATACTCTTGGGTTGCCAGCATAGTCACAACCTGCACCAGTCCATCCTCCAGGAATACCCCAACCAAGATGATAAGATCCAGGTCCTCCACCGTTGTACCACCAAATCTCTACATCAAATGTTTTGTCTGTAGTTACATCATATACAGGAGAGTAATCACTCCAAGTTGTTCCTTGCTCTACCCAGTTGTCTACGGCCAATGATCCGTCAATATACATTCTAAAACCATCATCTGTATATCCTGCAAAGTATGCTTGCGTAAACCATGATGGAACAGTTATCTGTCCAGTAAATTTAACTATAAAGTTTTCATATCTGTTACCACAAACTGGACGAGTCATATAGTTTCCATTTATTGTTCCACTACATAAAAATTGATCTACGGTTGCTTGCCCATTAACTCTCATTAGACTATAAACATCATATGACAGACCAGCAGAACCAGCACTGTCTAATGCTTGCTGAGCGTTTGACAGATTGATGTTTGCTACTCCAAGAGCATCATAGGCATCATTTTTATTGTCTAAAGCAGTGGCTACTGTTACTGTTTGTCCATCTACTGCTGATTGGGCTAAGTCTTTTTCTTCAAGTGCCGTGGCTTTTGCGTCAAGGGAGTCATCATATAGGTCAGAGGTTTGAGACTGGGTTGATTGTGCAGATACTGCAAGGTCATACTTGTCTTCTGCCTCTTCAATTAGGGATATAAATTCATCCTTGTAGCCAAGGTCGTCAATGCTGTCGTTAAGATCTTGGATTTCTTGGGCTGCAACTGTGAGGGGATCATCAGAGTGGGCACCTTCTGGGGAAATAAGAAGCCAGCCAAATGCTAATAATGTGGCTGCTGCTATTCGTATTAGTTTTTTAATTATCTTTCCCCCTTGCAGACATAATGTCTGATAGGGTTATTATATCATTTTATTGCACAAAAAGAGAGACAGCACTTATTTAAAAGCCTGCTCCCAATAGTAATTGTCTATGCTGCTTTTTTCTAGGATATACTCTATCTCTGAGTTGCCCAATGTTTTTAATACTTGTCCTGTTTCCTTTAGGCTATTATAGATTCCTGACCTATTAAGTTGTTTTAGGCTAACATTAAACCTAGTATTTATAATATCCAATATGTTAATATAACTGCTATATATATTTTCTGTAGTTCCTAAGAATAAAAGGGATTCTATTTTTTCTTTAGCATTCCCAATTGTTACGGGGATCTGTGTTTCTTTATCTGTTTCCTCGCCTGTTTCTGGATCATACAAATATGGATATCTTGTGTTTATTAGGTTATAGATTTGTCCATTGTTGGTGTACTCTGCCGACCTTTCATCATAAAGCCATTCTCTAAACAAGTTGGCTGGGTCATTTTTAAACTTGCTTGACCTGAACACTTCAAAAATTGTTGCGATGTTTTTTGGATCTTGACTTTCCTGATTTAACTTAGAAAACATACTGACTACCTGGTTTACAGGATTTCTTAAAAGGGTAATTGTATCAATGTCTGAATTAAATATTGAGGGGGCAATCCCGTAGTGACCCATTATTAAATTACTTTTGTACATGCTTTCACTATTAAAATCTTTACCTGTAGTAAAAACATTTAAACCACATCTATCAATTCCAGAATTGTGTAGCATTCTAGATAGTGTGGTTCCACCAGTTCTTGGTATGTGATTAAAATAAATTGATTTCATAGTAAACCCTGGTGGGCTTTCGCCCACCAGGACTCAAACTACTTGACTAAAGTAACCTTAGCCTTTGGATTCTTTGCATTCCACTTCTTTGCAAGTGCATTGAAAGCATCCTTGATTGACTTAAGTGCTGCAGCATTGTCTGCATTTAACTTAGCAATCTGTGCATCCTTATCAAGGATAACCTTGTCAGAAGCAGCCTTTGCATCAGCAAGAGCCTTATCTGAAGCAACCTTTGCATCGGCAAGTGCCTTAGCAGAAGCAGCCTTTTCAGCAGCAATTAGAGCGACATGCTCTGCAGTTGCTCTGACTAGTGCAGCATCTGAAGCAGCCTTTGCAGCAAGTGCTGCATCCTTTGCTGCAACCTGTGCAGAAAGTTCTGATGCTAGATCACGAACCGTAATCTCTGCGAATGGTGCAAGTGTTGGAGCAGTCAAACCTGTTACAGCAGCAGCCACAGCATCTGAAGATGTTGTTGGAGCAAATGTAATAAGTGAGCGTGTACCAGTTGTTGGAAGTGTTGCCTTAAATGTAGCAACTCCAAAATCTGATAGTGTAGCGCCAGTGGTTGCTGTTGCTGTATCTAGTACTGCTGTTGCAGCAAATACTGTTGCAGTAATTGACTTGCCAGATACCTTGTTACCAAATGCATCTGTTGCAGTTACTGTAATGTCCTGCTTTGTTCCAGCAGCACCAGTTGCAGGTGCTGAAAGTGTAAGGTTATTAATCTTACCAGCAGTACCCTGAACATAGTATGTGAAAGTTGTTCCTTGATTAGTAACAGTTACTGTACCAATCGCCGTAGTCTTTGTATAGACCCAGAATGTTGCAGTTGTTCCTGTACCAGTTGCAATTGTCAAGGTTGAAGAACCTGAAGATGCTCCTACTGGTGCAGCAGATGTGTGTAGTGCAGACACGATTGTTGCGTTTGTTGCTACTACAGAAACAGTTGTTCCTGTGTCAACTGTTGCGACGAACTTAAGTGCGTCAGCAGCGTCAACTGAGTTGTCTGCAGGGACTGGCAATGAAGCAGGCGTTGAGATTGATGAAGCGGTTGTGTTAGCCGTTCCAGCAAGATCTACAGCAACTGTCATTACAGCAGCACTTGCAGGTGTTGCTACGATTGTGCCCAAAGTCATGGCTGCAACCATGGCTAGTGCGATTTTCTTAAATGAGTTCATTTAATTTATTCCTTTTCTTTTTATAGTATTTTTAGTCTGTCCAAATAGTCTTTTATCTCTTCTATTTGGCTAGGTTTATATTGTATCACATTGCGACTTTCCAGGTCAAATTGCTCTTCTGGAGTCTTTGGTCTGTCTTTAAAGGTGTGAACCTCTACTTCAGTGTCCATATTTTTTGGGGTATGTGATATTGCCCCAAAAATTGCACCACATACTGCGTCAGCCAAGTCTTTTGACTTTTTGCGTGGGTGGTCAACTCTATCATTTTTCATAATCTTTAACTGTGTTAGTTCATCAAACAATAAATCAATTGCTGGCATAGCAAGTCTTTCCTCATATACAAGCATTGCCATATCTTCATAGTGCTTCTTAGCAACAGAAACAGTATCAGTCTTCATTCCAACCTGCTTTAGTTCATTCTGAATATCAAATGACTGCCAACGGTCAAAGGAGACCATGCCAATATCAAACCCTAATCTTCTAAGATTCTGAATCCATTGTTTAACTTCTGAAAGGTTTACTGGGCCCTCAATCTTTGGTTCCCACCACGCTACTGCATCTACTACTACAATTGGTGCTACCTGTTCGTAGTTATTAATCACTTGTATGCTTACCCATTTTTCTACATGGGCAATAGCAACAGCACACTTATCGTGCTTCTGTGCAAGGTCAGCGTGTACATAATACTTTTTAGTTGGATCTGGTTTGAACGCTTCGTCAAACCTCCTAAAGTTATCCACAGGGTTTCTAAGTGTCATGCAGGCTCTTACCTTTTCGTGCTGCTTAAAGAATGCATCGGAGGCGAAGGTTGGTACGCATGTAAAGCGCATCATTGCATCTCCAAGGTCAGTCATAAAAGCAATCTTAAAATCATCAATCTGTCTTGTTGGGTTTACTTCCCATGTAGGTCTTTTTAGTGCAAACACTCCTGGGTATTTGTATGAGATGATATGATCTTCATCCCAGGAAATTTCAAACTTATTGTTTGGGTCTGTGTCAGGCAATAGTGGATTAATAATAAACTCGTGAGTTCTTTCAATTACTTCTTTCTCAGCAACAACTGCATCATACTTTTCTGAGATATAGTCTCCTGGGTATCTTGGGAATGAAAGCAAAACTACCTTGCCAAGGTCTGGGAATCTAGAGTCTACTGATCCACGGAAAGCCTTGTAGATATTTTCAGCAGTCTTTCCTTGTTCGTTACCTGTTCCAACTTCAGATGCAAAACCAGAGATCTCATCAAGAACTGCAAGAAGCAGGTTTAAACCCTCATGGGACTCTCTTTCTGAGTGGCCAGAGTAAACAGTTATAGACTTGTCAAACTCAACTGAGTCTGCTTTTGCATAATACTTTCCAGCAAACCATGGTGATCTTTCAATCTTTGATTTAAAACCCTTAAAGAAAACATTCTTAGCCTGCTGTGCGTTAATAGCCACATTGATTAGGTCAATAGCATCTCCAGACGGCTTACCAAAATACTTTGCTGGGTCTTTTAAACACAATAGTTTGTATACGATGTATGCACAGGCTACTGTTGATACGAAGTCTTTTCCAGATCCCTTGCCAAGTTGCAGGATAATTTCATTCTTTGTATATTTTTCAAAGTATCTTGTTCCTTCTTCTTCTCCCAAAAAGTCTATAAGATCTTCTTTACGATATATCTGACTCATTGCCTCTACAATATCGTACTGAATATCAGAGAGTCCAGGCTGCCCAAGGTATGCTTCACCTTCAACAAATGTCTTTGCATCTACTGGGGTTTCTTGAAAATTGTTATCCTTTAGTACTTCAAAAAACTCATTAAATGTCGTGGACAACAGTAATCACCTCGTTGTCTTTTGCAAATGAAGAAAGCCTACGCATAATCTCATCACGAACTTGTGGGTACTCTGATGCAATGTCTTTTAGAATAAGAACAAGAATCTCTTGACGCTTTTCAATTTCCATCATCTCTTCAGCAAGTTCTTTATTCTCAAGCAGGCCAGCCTTTTGTAGCATATCAATACGCTTAGATTCAATATCCATTACGAGTTTAATTGCTGCAGTTTTTGCGCTAAGATTATTAGTCATAGATGCTTCATCAATAACTTCATATGTCCGAGATACCAACTTGCTGTAGTGTGTATCTGCAGCAGCGAGTGCTTCTTTTGCACGAGCACGAATAGCATCATTAGCAGATGCCATAACTTTCCACTCATTAATAAGAGTCACTACTCTTTGTCTTGGAATGTCAAGTTGTTTTGAAATTACTGTCGGGTCGTTACCTTTCAGGTATTCTTCTACAACTAAATTTACTTGGTCTAAATGTTTAACTAGATCGTCTTCAGTTGACATGTTTTCCCTCTAGTCTGTTTATCTCATCCTTAATATAAAAAATTGCTTTTTCAAGATCCTGAATAGTCTTTTGCTCATCCTTAAGTCCTGCTCTCCACAAATACTTAAATGCATTGCCAATATTAAAATTACGATGTCTAGTGATCTGTATGCATTCAATACCAGACGGATCTGAAGTATAGTGTAGGGGATTGTTTACTTGGTCAACCGTTATGTTTAAATTCTCACTCATCATCTTCCTCCCAATCAAATGCCTCTGGAATACCTTTTAGTGTAGCAATTGCAAAACCAAAACCTACCATGCCAACTACGGCCATTGCTACTAATGCTTTTTCAAATCTACTCATCGTCTTGATTTCCTTAATCCAAATTTGGCAAGGTAAACATAGA